GGTACTTTTGGTAGTAGAATTAATGTAGTAGGTGCTGCTGCAACTACAGAACTTCTTTATACCCCACTTTCTGGCATTGACGCAAAGGTTCATGTCTTTATGAATGCCTTAAGATTGGAAGATGATCAGAAAGATGTAATCTCTCTTGTTAACGGAACTATAGAAACTGGATTTGCTGAATATACAGGAACCGACAGAGATATCAAGAGATCTTTCCCACTTGAACATAAGAGCGATCCTATCTTTGAGAGATATTTCTTAGGTAATGATAGTAGCATTGTTAGTGTTAATGCAGATACAATTAAAATACCAAATCATTTCTTTGTAACAGGAGAACAGTTAAGGTATACTCATGCTGGTATTGGATCTACACAAGCAATTTCAATTGCATCTACAACATTCCCATCAACAGGTATAACAACAACAAAACTTCCTCAGAGTGGTCTATTTGCAGTTAAGGTCAACGATAATGAAATTAAGATAGCAACTAGCGCACAGAATGCATTATCAGTCATTCCTCAGGTTGTTGATATAACAAGTGTTGGAATTGGAACTTCTCATAGATTTACTTCAATTAATCAAAATCCCAAAGTCCTGGTAGCACTTGATAATTTAATTCAGTCTCCAATCGTATCAACAGCTGTTACATCATCTTTAGCTAGTAATGTAGTATCCACTGATGATATTATAGAATTTACTGGAATATCCTCTTTCTTTGGTGGAGATCTTGTCAGAATTGGCGAAGAAATTATGTTAATTGAAGGAGTTGGTATTGGTTCTACAAACTTTGTAAGAGTACGTAGACAGTGGATGGGAACACCACTTACTGGAATTGATACCGGTACTACAATTACTAAAGTTGTTGGTAATTATAATATTGTCGATAATACTCTTAACTTTGTTGAAGCACCATATGGAAATACTCCATTAGGAACATCAACAAATGCTCCAGATGAAAGAGATTTCCAAGGAATATCGACAAGTTCGACTTTCCAAGGCAGATCATTTATTAGAAATGCTGCTCCAAATTCAATTAATGAAACATATTACAAAAATAATGTTTTTGATGATATCTCATCAGATTTTAATGGTATAGAAAATACATTTACTCTTACGAGTGATGCTGCTAATGTTACTGGAATTTCTGATGAAGGAGCAATTGTTCTTATAAATGATATTTTCCAAGTTTCTGGTGCAACAGACAACTATGAACTTAGTGAAAATACTGGAATAACATCAATTTCTTTTGTTGGTTCTGGTAGGACAACTCAGTCTGCTTTTGTTGAATCAATGGGAAGAGATGTTGGTGTTTCTAGTTTCCCAAGAGGAGGAATAATTGTTTCTGTAGGTTCTACTGAAGGATTTGGTTATCAACCTCTTGTTGCTGCTGGCGGAACTGCTACAGTATCTACAGCGGGAACAATCTCTGCAATCTCAATAGGTAATTCTGGTTCTGGTTATAGAACAGGAATTCAAACAACTGTAAATGTTAGTGTTGGAACTACTAGTGTTACTGGATCAAATATAGTTGCAATTGGAACTGCATTAATATCTAATGGCAATATTACAGGAGTAACTATTACAAATCCTGGATCCGGATATACAACATCAAGTCCTCCATTCGTTGTATTTGATTCTCCAAGTTCTTACTCAGCAATTCCTCTTCAATATAGTTCTTCCTCTTCTGGAGTTGGAACTGATGCAACAATTAATGTTGTTGTTGGTCAAGGTTCTAGCATTATTGACTTTGAATTAGTTAATACTGGGTATGGTTATGGCAATGGAGAAGTGTTAACAATTCCTTTTGGTGGTGCAACAGGAATTCCAACAACATCATCATTCGGTTCTAATGAGTTTCAAATTCAAATTGAAAAAATTATTTCTGATGAATTTACTGGATGGTCTCTGGGTGTTCTTGAAACTTTAGATAATGTAAACAAATTTATTAATGGAGTAAGATTAGACTTCCCATTACTTAGAAGTGGGAATTTGATATCTATTATGAAATCTAAAGGTTCTAAAATTGAACTTGATCATCTCTTACTTATCTTTGTCAACAGCATTTTACAGAAACCTGGAGTTGCATATGAGTTCAATGGTGGTTCTGTCATAACATTTAAAGAAGCACCAAAAGAGGGTGATGATATTAAGATTGTTTTCTACAAAGGAAGTGGAGATGAACTTGATGTTGTTGATAGAGAAGTTCTTGAAACAATTAAATTTGGTGATGAAGTAACTTTAAATTATGATCCAGATAGAGGTCAGCGAGAGGACTTACAAGAAAATGCAAGAACTATAAGCACAGTTACTTCTATTGATACCGTAAAAACTATTCCATATTATGGTCCAGGTAATACTAAAGATACGACTTTAGAAAGACCTATTGTTTGGTGTAGACAAACTCAAGATAAAATTATCAACGGTCAAGAAGTTGGTAAGGATAGAGAACTTTATGAACCAGTAATCAACCCAACTGCTAATATTATTAGTCCTATTGGAATTGGTTCTACTATATTTTATGTTGATAGATTAAGACCAATGTTTAATCTAGAAAATGAGAGTCAAGATGCTCCGTTTAGAAACAGTGTTCAGAAAGAAGTGACATTCATTCAACCTATAGTAACTGTATCAGCGGCGGCAACAGCAGTAGTATCTGCTGCTGGAACTATATCTTCGATTGTTCTTTCTACAGGTGGAGTTGGATACTCAACCACTCCTGAAGTTAGTATTGGTATTGGTAGCACCAGAGCAACTGCTATTGCTACTATCAGCGGTGGAGTTGTAACTGGAGTGGCAATTAGCAATCCTGGAACTGGATATACGACTTTGACCCCACCAAGTGTTCTTATTGGTCCACCAACCAAAGAAACTGAAACAAATGATGTTTCTTCTTATGAAGGAGACTCTGGAATTATTGTTGGACTTGGAACAAATGTTGGTATTGGAACAACTCAAATGATATTTGATTTACATATTCCATATGATTCTGTCTTGAGAGATTCTACTATTGTAGGAACAGCAATTACACTTTCTTCAATCAGTGTAGATGATTACTTTATCGTTAGAAATTCTAGCGTTGGTATTGCAACCACAAGTATTACTTCGCTTTATTCTGATAACTCTACTATTATTGGAATCGGCACAGAGTTCTCTGATAATGTTTATGCGGTAGATTCTGTCCAATTAGTTTCTAAGAGTGTTGCTGGAGTCAGCACGGTGGTTAAGAGAGTATTTGCAAACGTTACTAACGTTCCTACAGGAATTGTTGGTATTACAACCTCTGTTTTTGGTGATTATTCTTGGGGTAAGGTTATCTTGTCTGGAAGAACTAAAGAAGTTTCATATCCAGCAAACACAATGTCTGGAATTGGAACTAATGAAGTTACTGGAATTTCTACATCAACAAAATTAGTTAGAACCAGATATGTGAGGTTTAAAAAGTTCTCATCATAATGTGTAATAAATAAGTAAAAAAGTCTGTCAAAAATGGCTGCCATTATAACTGATCAAGTAAGAATATTAAACGCAAAGAATTTCGTTGCAGGAATTACTAATGCTAGTAATTCTTATTATTCTTTCATTGGTCTCCCAAATTCTGATGATTATTCCAGTACTTGGAACGATAATCCTCCTGCACCAAAAGATAATTTTGATCAGGAGAATGATTATTGGAACACCATGATTGCTCTGAAAAAAATTAATGCTGATGATGTAAGGCAAGTTATTCCAAAAAGAAATTGGTCTTCTGGAACAACTTTTGATATGTATCGTCATGATTATAGTCGCTCAAATATTGCTCCAGTTTCTGGTTCTACTAACTTATATAATTCCAACTTTTACGTATTAAACAGTGATTATAGAGTTTACATCTGTCTTCAAAATGGAACTGATCCTGAAAATACCTTAGGTAGACCTTCTCTTGATGAACCGACATTTGTTGATTTAGAACCAAGATCAGCAGGAACTAGTGGTGATGGATATATTTGGAAATATCTTTACACAATTAAACCAGCAGACATTGTAAAATTTGAGTCTACAGACTTTATTCCTGTTCCAACAGATTGGAGCACAAGTAATGATACTGCATCAGTTAGAAGTAATGCAGTAGATGGTTCTCTTAAAATTGTCACTATCACGAACCGTGGAATTGGTTTAGGAACTGCAAATCAGACTTATACCAGAGTTCCTATTGAGGGAGATGGATCTGGTGCTGAGTGTACGGTAACTATTGATGGTGACAGTAAAATTGGAACGATAACAATTTCTAATCAAGGATCTGGTTATACATTTGGAAATGTTGATCTTGTCGCTGGAGGAGTTCCAACTGGAACTACAAGACCAGAATTTAATGTTATTATAACTCCTCAAGGAGGACATGGCGCTGACATTTATCGTGAGTTAGGTGCATATAGTGTATTAATGTATTCTAGAATTGAAAATGACAATGAAAATCCAGATTTTATTACTGGAAATCAATTTTCTAGAATTGGTATTGTAGAGAATCCAACATCTCCAACAGCAAACATTATTTTAACCGCAGATAAAGCAAGTGCCGTAACTGCATTAAAATTAGTTGGTGTAGGATATAGTGATGCATCATTCACGGCAGACTCTGTTGTCACTCAAACAGTTGGAACAGGTCAAACTGCTGCCGGTAAAGTTGTTAGTTATGATAAGACAACAGGAGTTCTAAAGTTATGGCAAGATAGAAGAATTTCAGGATTTAGCACTGTAGGAACTGCACAAACAAATCCTGAGTTTGGATATACTTTAAGACCTTTCACAGGTTCTCCAAGTGCGGGGGGAGACAGGAATATTACTCCTACAAGTGGTCTTATTTTAACCATTGATAATACGTTTAACGACAACAAAACCACGATAAATAATCGTACATATTATCTTGGGATGGACTTTGTTACTGGTGTTGCTTCTCCTGAAGTAAAACAACACTCTGGAAACATTATATACGTAGATAATAGACCATCTATCACAAGATCGTCGAATCAAAAAGAAGACATAAAAGTTATCTTGCAGTTCTAAAGAATTATGCCACAGCAGACGAATTTAAACGTAGCACCATATTTTGACGATTTTGATCCGACAAATGACTACCATAAGGTGCTTTTTAAGCCTGGATATCCTGTACAGGCTAGAGAATTATCAACTCTGCAATCAATTCTGCAGAATCAAATAGAAAGATTTGGACAGCATTTCTTTAAAGAAGGTGCAAAAGTTATTCCAGGTAATACTGGGTATTCTCAATTATATTATGCTGTCAAATTAGCGAATACCTATCAAGGAGTTCCTGTTGAGGCATATATTGAACAATTAACTGGATCAACAATTACAGGACAAACATCAGGTGTTACTGCAACAGTAGATAATGTTCTTTTCTCTGCTGATTCTGAAACAGATAATTTAACTTTGTATGTGGCATACAAAGGTTCTTCTACAAGAGATAATGCAACACAAACGTTCTCCGATGGAGAACAACTTATTTCTAATCAAACAATTTCATCTGGACTTCTTGGAAACTCAGTTATTAATCCAGGAACTCCATTTGCACGCACGATTTCCTCAGGATCTTCAGCAATTGGTTCAGTATTTCAGATAGAACAAGGTATATACTTTGTTCGTGGCAACTTTGTAAATGTAAATAAGGAATCTTTAATTTTAGATCAATATACAAATACTCCAAGTTATAGAGTAGGTTTATTTGTATCAGAAGAAATTGTAAATTCAAATTCTGACGAATCTTTAAATGATAATTCTCAGGGATTTAATAATTATGGCGCTCCAGGTGCAGATAGATTAAAAATCTCTCTTAGCCTTCTTAAAAAATCTTTAACAGACTTTAATGATGACAACTTTATCGAGTTAGCAACTATTGTTAATGGTGTCCTTACAACCTCAGCACTAAAGAGAGGAAGTGCTAGAGCAGGTGGTGGTGTATTCTATGACGATCTTAGAGATGTCCTTGCAAGAAGAACTTTTGATGAGAGTGGACATTATGTTGTAAAACCGTTCAATGTATCGATTATTAATTCCCTAAACAATAATATGGGGAATCAAGGTTTATTAGATGCTGGTAAGTTTACTCCCAGTGGTGGAAGTGTATCTGATGATCTTTCTATTTGTAGAATATCTCCAGGTAAAGCATACGTTAGAGGATATGAAATTGAAACTATTGCCCCAACATTTATTGATGTTGATAAACCAAGAACAACTAGAACTCTTGAAGATCAATTCTTCCAGTACAATACTGGACCAACTTTAAAACTTAATAGTATCTTTAGATCTCCTACAGTCGGTGTAGGTAACACTTTTGTATTAAGTTTGCGTAATCAGAGAGTAGGTGTAAATTCAGAGACTGCTCCAGGCAAAGAAATTGGATTAGCAAGAGTATTTGATTTTAGGCTTGAATCTGGATCATATAATACCACTTATCCAAAACTTAATGAGTGGGGAACATCTTTATATGATATTGTACCATTTACAGAACTTACAGTTAATCAGACAATCAACTTGTCTGCTCCTACTTATGTTGAAGGAAACAGCAGTGGTGCT